TGGATCCTTTGGTGCAGAGGTGTTAAAATCAGCAGCCTACAAAGGCTATACTGAAAATGGTGCTAAGAATATTCAAAGCACAATTCCTTTTGAAGTTAAGACAAACTTAACAACAACTGGATATCCACCAGAGTCCGTGAGACAACCTGGAATATTGGAAACAGCTCTTCGTGATCCTAATGCAGTTATTAGTTTGTTTGATCAAATTCAAACAGATCAGAACGCTTTCGTTTATTTGGAAGAAACAACTTTCACAAACAACGCAGCTGAAGCCGCAGAGGCAGCAGCCGTTGGTGAAGGTGCATTAGCATTTACCGAGAACACAGCAACAATCTCAAAACTTGGTGTTAACATACCTGTTACAGACGAGTTAATGCAAGATGTTTCTGGCTTAGAGGGATATTTGAACTCTAGACTACAAACAATGATGAGATTAAGGTTAGACGGCCAGTTAATCGCTGGTAATGGTACTTCACCAAACCTTGAAGGTCTATTAGACGCAGGAAAATCCTCAGTTGGATCAACTGCTTATGGATCTTACTCAGGTGGTTTGGGAAGAATCGGAGCTATCTATGGAGCGATCACTGACATTCGTGTCAGCGCTTTCACAGAGCCAGATGCCATCGTTATCCATCCAAATGATTGGGCGCAAATCGTCCTTCAATTAGATGAAGATTTCGCTGGTGACGCAACAGCAGGTTATGCTGCAAAAGCACCTGTATTCACCCAAGCTGGTGGATATGCAGGTGGCGTTGCTAACCAACTTTGGGGATTAAAAGTTGTTCCGACAACTGCAATCTCTGAAGGAACTATCCTCGTTGGTAAGTTCGGTGGTGGTGAAGCCGCTCATGTCGTAATGAGACAAGGTATCGATGTCGCAGTAAGCGATAGTCATGGTGATAACTTTACAAAGAATATCATGGTGATTAGAGCTACAATGCGTGTTGGTTTCCCTGTTTATAGACAAGCAGCGTTCCACAAAATCACAAGTGCTTAATAGCATTTAGTATTAATTTATGGGGGTTAGCAATAGCCCCCATATTTTATAGAAAGGATATTATGCCGTATCATAATAAACCAAAGAAAAAGCCTAAAGGCAAAAGACCTAAAAAAGGCAAATAGTAAGTTAGGATTAAATCATTATGACAGAGAAATTTATTAAACTCGAAAAAGATCTTTGGGAGTTAGGTGATGGTTCTTTATTTGAAGGATCTAAAGCTGATCTACCTAAGTCAAATGCTTCTAAAATCGGTGGAGCTGGTAAAACATATCCAGAAAGCTGGTTAAAAGAAAAGGGTTGGAAAGTAGCTAAAAAAGCTCCAGCCAAGAAAAAAGCAGCACCAAAGAAAAAAGTAGAAACCAAAGCAGTTAAACCATCTGAAAATAAGTAAGGAGATCCTAAATGGCTCTTTGTTCTTATAACGATGTTGAGGCTATTGTTCAACTAGATTTTAGTTCAACATTAGAGACTTCTATAACAAATAATATTATTCCATTTGCAGATCAAGTCATTAAAACCTACTTAGGTTACAACATTGAATCCTCAGATCATACAGAAGTCTTATTTGGCAATAATATCAAAGAGATATCTTTAAAACACATGCCTGTAAATTCTATTACCTCTATTACTGAAGATGGCAATGTTTTATCTGAGGGAAATGATAGCGAGTTTGTGTTTCACTCTAATGGTCGTGTCGAAAGAGTAAAAGGTCGCTGGTCAGGAGCTAAACCTAAAAACATAACAGTAGTTTATAATGCTGGATATTCAACAATTCCTGACGATATAAAATTTACAAGTGCGAGAGTTTCTGCAAGAATTGTCATGTCTGCTTTAAACTTGGGTAGTCAAGCTAAAACAGGCGAAGTAGAATCACACTTAAGTGACTCTACAAATGGGGCTACGATGACAAATATAACAGAAGAACGCATTGGAGATCTTGCAGTAAAATTTGCTGATCCGTTAGCATATTTTGACGGAGAGATACTCAAGCAATCAGACAAACTCCTTTTACAACCATATAAAAAACAGGTCTTCGTTTAGTGGATCTGGCAAATTTGGTGTATCTAATAGGATTTTTAAACTTTCATGGTTTAATGTCTATTCATCTGAATAACTACACGAGAGAGAGAGTTGATATGGAAAGCTATATCAATAAGAAATTTGGTGAGATTATTGCAGGTGAGGAATGGAATATAAGAAGGAATCCTTAAGTAATCTTCTTAGATTACAAGAATTGTGGTGGCAAGACGATGCCAACTGCAAAGACGCTGATCCTGACATCTTTTTTCCTGAACGAGGTGCAAGCACAAGAAAAGCAAAAGAATTATGTAATTCCTGTATTGCTCAAGAACATTGTTTAGAATACGCTATAGTCAATGCAGAAAAGTTTGGCATATGGGGTGGACTGAGTGAAAGGGAACGCAGAAAAATTCGTAAGGAACGAGGATTAACTAGAAAGAGGAGAAAAAATGCCGAGTAGAAGATTACCTAGCGTTGAAGAGGCACATAAATTATTTAAAGCTGATCCATATAAGCGTTTAAGCGAATGGGCAAAAGAATGGGATTGTTCTCATGAAAGAGTAAGGCAATTAAGAGATCAAGCTGGTTTTCCTAAAATATCTGAAATAAATTATGAAATATCTAGACAAGTCGTTGAAAGAATAAGATCAGGTGAATATACACTCACAAGGCGTGTGACATATGCTGATCTTCCAATAGGTTATGAAAAATTTGTTAGTTGGTATCAAGAAGATCCTGCTATTTATCTTGCTGTTTTAGAGGCACAACAATACGCCTATAATCAAAAAATGAACCCTACTGAAAAACAGTGTCAAGGTTGTGGCGAAAATACTACAATAGAAAATTTTAAAAGAAATTCTAAGTATGTTGATGGTTATGCAAAACATTGTAAAACATTTCCAGTATGCGTAAATACTGAAGAACATGTTTTAGATGCAAAATTAGATCAAGTTAATGATAGAAGATCTAAGCTAGAGGAACTAAGGAAAAAACTAGAAAATTAAATCTGGCTACTAAAGTAGTGGTATGTCATATGATTATCAAACAAATTTAAAAGAAACTGTTGTATTCCAATCAGTCGCTACCAACACTGTAGATGAAAGAGGATTGTATAACTCTGACTGGGCTGATGATATTACAACAAAATGTAGAATTGAATCTAATGCCTCTATGGAAGAAGATGGTAGAAGAGAGTTCGAGACACTAGATATTGCAATATTTATTCCAGCAGCCGTAAATGTTAAAACCTCACACAGAGCTGTAATTAACTCTGAATACTATGATGTCTTAGGAATACAGGTAAGAAAGAACAGACACAACGATCCAGTTATAAAGGTTTGTGCTTTAAGAAAGAGTAAGTAATGGGTGTAAGACAGATAAACCCAAGTAGAATTAACAAGTTTAGAAACTTTTTATACAACACTTCTTCAGCTACTTTTGGTGCTGGTAACTTAATATCTTTAAATGTATATTCAAGAGAATTAAGAGGAATTAGATCATTAGCACTAAATACAGCTCGTCTAACATCTGACTTAAAATCTTTATCTGTTGGTGGTCAGGGATTTACTTTGCGTGCTGGTCGTAGAGTAACAGGTAGATTAGCTGGTAAAATTGGTCAATCAATTATTCCTCAAAACATGGGATTTCTTTCTCGTATGGCTAACAATTATTATGGTAGAAATGTCGGTAGAGAAGTCCAGCAATATTTCAACAAAAAAACCAAAATACAGGCTTACATAAATGGTTACGAAATTACTAATGCTACAAAGAAAGCAATTCAACAAACACCAAAAATGCAAAAACAGTATTCTGCTGCAAAGCTAAGTTATAAAAACAGTGGTGTTAGTTTGTCAGAATATAACCCAGTAAATTTGCTTTTTGATATACAGGCATACATGGTAGGTTTAAATGCTGGAACTGGTAATGCACCGATTGAATCTGGTAACTTAATTAAGTCTATCAATCTAAGAGAGTTTAGAACAGACGATCCAGAGGGACTTGTCACTGGAAGTATAACTGTAGGATCAAGCGAGGGTAACAATGGTGATACAGCAGATTTAGCA